TGAAGAACTTGTTGGGGTTGCGCACATGGCGCATCCAGTTGACTGTTGGGCCAGCAGCATCATTCATCCAGCCGGGGTATGTCTGGTCAAGGGCAGTGCGGTCAACTTCCGTTACACCTGAGCCATCCTTGACTTGAAAAATTTCTACAATACGAACTGACTCAATTGGGGGAGACTGAATTACAGACCCTGCCGTAGTTGGAATCTCTCCGATGTAGGCAAAGAGGTCGGGGCGCAATACAGACATACGCTTAAGCGTTTGATTGGCAAAGCCCAGTAACACCGCATCGCTGTAGCGTTGAGGTGCACTGATGTCTTGTAAAAGGCGACGAGCCTCTGTGACTACATCATTGAGTATCATTCGGGTAATCCCTTAGAAGCATCAGCATTGAGTTCGTGGTTTTCAATACGAGGCTCAACTGGAATTTCTTCCACAGGGGTCTCTAGTTTCAAACCTGTTTTGCGACCAGCTTGTTTCTTTGGGATAAACTTCTCAGGAAAGGCTTCTTCCTCAGTTACTTCCTCAACCAGTGGGTTTTCAGCCAACAGTTCTGTGTAGTCGTAAATAAAACCATCGTTTTTGTTTCTTAGAAAACGTGCCATTTAAAAACTCCTATCGGTACTTGGATGTCTTACTCGCTATTTTAGCGGGTTGTTTTACAAACTGTTGGCCTTTTGCTTTACCATCGCGCTTTGCTTTGGTAGTCGCCGCATACTCTGCGGGGGTCAACGCTTTTATTGCAGCCTCGGGTAAATACCGTTCTCCGGTCTTACTCGAAGGTTTACCGCTCTTGGTGCGCCACTTCTGGTCACCCCAATCTTTGAGAGACTTCTGCGGGGCTTTCAATCTTTGTACCCTCCGCCAGCAGCCTTATATTTCTTAGCAACAAGTTGTGCTTTACGTGCCGACCACTGGCCTGCACCTGTGCCCTGCGTTGCCGCAGCTTTTACTTGCGACACAATACGTTTACGCAACTCGGGCTTAGTATAGTTGCCTGCTGCGTTTACTTTGGATTTTGTTTTTGTAGCCATTAGCATTTCCACCTTGCGAGTGCTGCTGCTTTACGTGTTGGTTTACCCTTTTCGTCTTTCATAGGCCCGGGCATACCAGACATACGTGCACAAAAAGAATCCTTGCGTTTACCACCTTCAGGCTGTGGAGCTTTTAAATTTGAGCCTGTTGCTGCATTGTACTTAGCACGACCTTTAGCGGTCAACCCAGCACCCTGCGATACAGGTAGTTTCTCACCACGACCTACGGACAGGTTAACGCCCTTTTTCTTGGTAGCCATTACACACTCTGCACAAACACAGTAGTCTTTGCCGATGTAGGAAGTGTTACGTGAACATCGGTAGTGAATAAAATACCATCGTCAGGAATTTCCATCACGATGGGTTGTGTACCAGTACCAATATTAAACTGCAACCTCACAGTACCAGAAGCACCGCCGTCACGAAAGATAACATCACCAGCAGTACCACCGCTGATTGTGTGATGCCCACGTAGTTGACGCCGCCCAGTAGCTAAAGTACCTGTTGCTTCTGTATGTACAGTCGTTACATTTGACATATTGTTCTCCTATTGTAAGAAGGGGGGCTTTTAGCCCCCCGCCTTTTAGTTGATGTCTGTCAACAATGCGAAGATACGCACAACAGCAGCGGCTGGTACAGCAGTACCAAGCGTGATGTCGATAGTATCAGCAGCAGAGTACAGTTTGCCACCACTCAAGGTAGGAGCAAACGCACCAGACGACAACACAGGAACACCACCAGAAGTACCAGTAGCGTTCGCTGAAGTAGCAGCCAAGTAACCAGCAGCGGCAGAGCCGTCACCGATAGAGATGGTGCTAGTTACGCCAGCGGCGGTAGTTACCACCATACCTACGTTAGACACAATAGTGCCAGCAGGGATAGGGATAATTTCCATCACATCAGAAGCAGCCAGTGCAGTAGCACCAGCAGCAGAACGTGCCGCAATGATTTTAGGAAAATCAAGCGTAAGTTCCACGCGAACAGTCTTGTTAAGAGAATCCGCAGGGTAAGCAGCCGAGCCTTTATTAAAGCCCAGAGAGTCAGTATATGTAGCCATTTTAAATCTCCAAAAAAGTTAAAAACGGGAGGCCGAAGCCTCCCAGTTGGTTACGCTAAAGTAACGATACCTTGTGCCAATGCTTCAGGTTTAACAACTTGGTAGCCGTAAACTTGCAAGCCACGAATGACGTTACCGAAAGTAGACTCTGCACGCAAAGACTCCATCTCAGTCATCTGTGAAGCAAAAGTAAAGCCCATCTTGTGACCAGAAATGATGCTGAACTTGCCAGAAGTCACAGATAAGTTGTGGCTTACATAGACAGTAAAGCGGTCAATCATGCCCAAGCGACCATTACGCAACACAGAAACGCTGTCACCAGTGATAGAAGCATCCTTCAGGTCTGACTTCTTAATGTAACCAGCCATCTTGGCTGGAATAATCAAGAAACGCTCAGACTCAGGGCAGTTTGCTTCGTCAAGAACAGTGCCCATGTCTACGATGTATTCAAGGACGTTGGTCTTAGTAATAGCGATAGCCGAACCAGATGTACCTAAGTCAATGTTGCCAGAGATACGACCAGCAGATGCACCTTTGTTCAAGGAAGAAATGCTTGGAAGAATATCTGTCAAAACACGTTGGTCAATCTTAATCTTCATACGCTCAGAAGCGTCTTTAGACCAAGTGTCCATCATGTTCACATCGGCTTGAACCTTATCCACGTCGTCTTCGATACAGGCAAAGTACTCGCCCTTGTCGATAACCAATTGGATTTTTGGCTTATCAGGATTCTCAACGCTCAGGGTTTGGCCCTTAACGTAAGTTTTGATGGTGATTTCAGGAGTGGTACGGATGTTAACCGTGTCACCCATTTTACGAATTTCACCTTCGTAGTTAGTGTTAGAGATTGCTGCGAGCACGGTGGCGTCGTAGAAATTCTCGATGAGTTTGCCAGACCAAATCTCTGGAATGAAGTTACCCGAATAGTTCGGGCGGCCTGCGGCTACGGGAAATGCCATGATATTACTCCTCTAATCAAGCGTTAACAATTATGCGACCTTCTCTCTGTGCAGAGAAAATGTCACGTTCGATGCGGTCACGCTCTGCTTCACGTCCTTTGTACTTGCCTTGACGAACATCGTTGAAAAAGGTTTTGATGTCTTCAGGGCTGTAGTTCTTGGCGTTTGTTCCTGCTGGTGCACCTGTGCTACGTCCCTTACCGGGGGTAACTTGGCGTTCCAACTCAGAAGCAGACACATTCCGGCGGGTGTTTTGAGCAGCAGTGACTTGTCCAGTTAGCTCAAGCCAAGACTTAAAGAAGTTACCTACTCTGCGCACATCGAGGCCACGTTGAGCGTCCTCAAGGATAGTTTGGCGGCTAATACCAGATAACGGGTCGGTCTCAAGAAGCCAAGACTGAAAGTCTGGGTCTTCGTTGATGGCTCTCCAGTTTGGAATATAGTTTGTCAACTCCATCCAAAATTGTTGTTCGACAGTTGCAGCTTGACGATGTGCAAGGTTATTCACCTGTGGCACTACGTTAGTCTGAAACTGCTGAAGCAAACGGTCAAGCTGTGCAATTTTCTGGGCGACAGGAATTAACTCCTCTCGTGTCACACGACGCATAACGTCTAATGACTCCCCATATTCTTCTTGGTCTTTCTCAGTAACTAGCGGGTCAATACTGGCCTGCCCTGAGCGATTTGAAGACTGTTGCGCAGAAATCGTTGCCAACAACTGCTCCATCTGCTGCAAACGACCTGAAAGTTCTTTGTTCTGCCCATGTAGGCGAGGAACTTCGGCGTTATACATGCCTTGGAGGGTGCGGTATTTCTGAGATAGATTTTCTTCTGAGCCTTTTCCATCATCTTTCGTGTGCTCAACACTAGATGACTGAGCAGCATTATTCGAGCCAGCGTCATCGTCGGCGGTCGGAGTGCTTGTATTAGCATCGTTGCTGGGTGGAGTTCCACTGTCGGCGGAAGAATTTTGTTCTTCGCCATTAGTTCCATCACCATTAAGTTGCTTATACAGTTCTTGAACTGCCTCGGTCTGTTTACGAATTTGCTCTGGAAGTGCCATAGTAAAACGCTCCTATCGGTATGCGTGGATTAGACGGCGAGTCATATCATGACTTTGCCGCTAGTTCAGGGGACTCTTTGGCGAGTTTGTAAATCTCACCCAAAACTTGGCATCGCCCCTGCATCAATGCCGCGTTGTTTATCGCAGATGGTAGTTGCTCTAGCTCGTGCATACGCCATGCTTTCAACCACTCCAGAAGTTCTGGATGCTGACGCACAGCGACAGAAAGAGCCTTTATAACTGACGGGTCAGGACGTATCACGGCTGACCTCCACTACGATTCATGACTGTGTTTGCCTCCATGCCACCTTTGGGTGTGCCATCAGGCTGAAGTGCTGCACCTGCTGCTTGCTGCTGTTGGGCAGCGAGAGCTTGTGTTTGTTCAGCAGCCGCTGCTACGCGACCTTGATACGCAAGTTTATCCCGAGATGGAATGAGTTCATCCACAGACATCTGCAACCCTTTAGCCACTTCACGAAGAATCGCTGCACGGCCATCCTTACCAAGAATCGACATGTCAATTTCATTGGCGGTTGCGTTAAGGAATTCGATACGGCGCACGTTGACAGTCTCTTTGACAGCCAAGTTGATTGCGCCTTTGGCGATGACTTGTACATCGCCCTTAATAGATTCATCCTCGTCGTAACGCATGTTGTATACGAACTGGCGTTGGACAATAGGTTTAATCACATCACCGTCGATGTGACCGACTACTTGGCGGATACCTTTACCAGCAGCACCCATCAGCATGGACAAGCCAGATGATGTACGGCCTGCGCCTTGTACATCTGTGTTGCCATAGAGGTATGCTGGGATACCGGAGTGGTCATCAGCCAAGCGTGCAAATTTATCGTACACAGCCACAAGGGTCTGTGCATTATCATCTGGTTGTGTAAAGCGTACAGCAGGTGCACTCGAACCCACAGGGTCGTTAGTTACTTGCCAAATCTTCCAAGGGGACATCTGTGTGATGTCTTCGTTTGGAGGGATACGCTCTAGGTTTACTTCGACCTGAGGGCCAGAAGCAATACCCATGTTGTTCACCAGCGCACGAGCAGCAGCGTTACACACGTTCTGCAAGTCTTCGATGATTTCGGGAATACCTTTACCCCAGAACGCACCGGGGCACTTGATAAACGAAGTCTTAGCGTATGGCTTCTGACCTAGTGGGTCATAGTTCAATACAGCCTTGATGACGTAGTTACCAATCATCCACACGTTAGCATCGTACTCTTGAGCCTCGTCAGGGATTTCTTCTTCCGTCAATCCCCACTCGCGGAGCATCTTGCCGGAAACTTTGCCCCAGAACTCAAGTGCATCAAACACATCGGTCGGACGCATGTAGGAATAGAACTTGCGCTCCTCCTCGTTTTTAATCAACTCCACGTCTTCGTTAATCCAAGATGGGCCTGCGCCTTCATCTAGGATGGTACGGATAGCGTCATCGTCGTAACCCGGCACACCAATAAGGTCTGATAGGTCAGGACGAGACAGTGGGTGATGCTCGAACAGGTATCCATCTTCAATGCGGGTAATGCCCGGCTCAGGATAAATACGGAATGGGTCAACCCGCTCAAACTCAGGAGCAAGCCTCTCAATTGGTTCTACAGTCGTACGACCATCAACTATCTTCCAACCAAGTGTACGTTGACGACGCACAATCGGGCCTTTAATGAAGGCACATGGATAGGTTACGAGGTCAGTAATGAAGTCGTTGAACGACTCTGCCCAGCCGCCTTGAGCAAACTGGTCTTCAATCTTTAAGTGCATCTTGTCAGCACGAATCTGTGCATCTTGCAAAATCTTAAAGCGATAGTCCTGTGAGACCATCTCTTTGAGTTGCGCCATCTCTTGTTTGCTAGGAGCTTGTTGATTCTCCTCCAGCATAGTTAACACTTCGCTGGCAAACGCGTCTTGAATCTGTTGACGGTCAAGTGGCGACAAGTCAGGAATCGGGGTGGGGACAATATCCCAAGGGGGTGTACCGCTGTCAAGCAAGATGTCTCGTAACCACGATTCCGCAGCACGGCACTTTACTTCAGTAATCATCATGTAGATTTCTGAACCACCTTGCTGCTTAATCTGACGTAGCTTATCTGGCTCATACGTACCATTACGCTGGCGCATAGCTGTCAGCATCTGGTCTTCAATAGGCTTCTTAGCAATCTTTGCTACATCCCAGCACATACGGACGTGTTGAGACAAGCCAAGTACCATTGGTTGGTTTTGTCGCTCCTGCAAAGCCTGCGCCGTCGCATCCTCATCCTGCTTGTTGAGTTCGGCGTTAGAGACTACACGGAGAAAATTTAAACCTGCCATGTGTTAATCATCCATATCGGGACGTTTGTTAGCCATGTGCTCACGAACTTCCATAATGTCTTCAATGTCCATCGGTGGCGGTGTGTACTCGTACATCATCATTGGCTTCGGCTTTCCAGCGAGACCACTATTGTCCATCTTTTCATTGTCCGAAAAGATTTGCGACGTTTTGGTAACTTTAATCTTTGCCATTGAAGTCTCCTAATTCACACCTTACCACATATTGTAGGGTGTGTATGACAAGAAGTATACACACACTCAAAAATAAAGTGCAAGAGAAAAAATCCCCGAGGACGTGACCCCCGGGGATAAAGGTGACAACTGCGTGAAGAAACCAAACCCATTATATCAAGTCCAACCTGCGGATGCAACAGGGCGAATGTCTCGACGTTGGGGGGTATGGCTACCTTCCCCTACGCTGGCAATGTGTAACATCAGGTACTGTAAGGCTTCGGCTACGTGGGAGTGTTTGTTCTTATCAATGTCCCCGTCGCCCTTGGGCTTGTAGCGATACCCGCCCATCATGGCAGCTTTAAGCTGTGTGCACCCGGGGTCAAGCAGGAACGCTGGGTCTCCGTCAACTTGACGCATGAGATAGTCGTCCACCGCATTGAGTCGGGCTGACACATTGTTGGTCTTGGCTGGGAATACTTTAAGACCCTCAGCCTTGATGATGTCCACCGCACTGCGCTCGTCGGTCTGCGCCCGCTGCACACCCGCTGGGTCAGTCACCACAATAATAGGTGCACCACCGAACCGCTCGTAGATAAGCGGCTTGAGTACTGTACGTACAAATCGCTGAATACCCATGTCAAACGATACAGCCTCGCCAAGTATCAGCGCCCGACCACGGGGGTCTTGCTGTCCGATGACTGCGGCGGGGGTAAGTCCCAAGTCCATCCCGATAACAACAGGGCGCACACCGTTGTGGATGAACCGGAGTTTCTCCTTTGCCATGTGGTAGTCCGGTCTGAAGTATTTGTAGACGGGCATACCAGCAGACGACAGACCGTAGTCCCCGTCGATGTAGACACGGATGTATTCTTCTGAGCGACCTTGTGTATCGTAGTAGCCATCAGGGAGATTCTCGATGTTTTCTGCGTAAGGACTGCGGCCGGAGGGCTGTTTGAACACATCCCACCCGTTGTTATTGGGTGACACCCCATCTTTGGGGTCAAGCCCCTCCATCTGATAGTACCACCACGTATCCATAGTCGGTGGGTTGGTGTCACCCCACATCCCATGCCATGACGGGCCACCGTCTTTAGCCGACGGAAAACGCCCAATACGCTTGGACATCGCATCCACAATGTCGGGGTGGATGTCTCGGCACTCGTTAAACCATGCAAAGGATAGCTCCAAGGAGTTCAAGTTGGCTACGTCATCCGCATCATCCAGTGCCCGGAACATAATCTCACACTCGACATCCCCTACTTTGAAGAAGTAAGTCTTGGTCGTACGCATGTATTGCCCACAAACCCCCGGTGGAAACCAGTCCAAGAAGGTCTTAATGGTCGTATCTTGTAGCTGCCGTGCGGTTTCACGCACAATAGCCGCCCGTGTTTTGCGTATTCCTTGGGCATTGGGTTCTTGCATACTAGCCCTACGGACAACTTCAAACGAGCAAGTCACGGATTTACCCGAACCGACAGGCCCGACAAGGACACGCATCTTCTTGTCCGAATCCATAAACTTCTTGCCAGTTGGCGGAGGTGTATAGTTAATATCAAGCATTGTGTTCCCCCACCAGCATAACAACGAACTCATTGCCCCGGCGTTTGTGTTTGACTATCTTAGTCTTGAATGAGTATTTGAGTTCCTTCAGACTAGCTTCCATGTTGTGTGCCTCACTAGCAGACTTGAACCTCGCAGCCCGCATCCCCTCGTAGGTTGAGGTAAACATGTTGTCAATGCTCAATGGAAGCGACATCGGTAACCTCAGTGGTATCTGCTTCTATTGTCCGAGCATCTTGTGGTGAGTTGCCTAGATTGATGGTGATGCGTACTCCACCTGCGCCGCCTTCGTTACCCACTTCAACTTTCGGCTCTAGCCCGCCCCACTTCACAGTGGACTTAATCAGGTCAGCCTTGACTGCGGGCGATACAGCAGGGTCGTGTATTAACATCCAAGATGTTGTTAGGAGTTCTTCCGCCTGTGCACGGGCCTTGAGCTTGAACGTCAAACCTTTCTCTTGGATTTCTCCTCGATAGTGCTCGACCTTCTTCAAGAACACCTTATCGGCGTTGAAGTTAATGATGTCAGATGCGGCTATCTTGTGGCGAGTCATGACCTCTTGCAAGGTTTCGCCGCTGCCCTCTAGTGTGAGAGCAATGTCGAACGCCAGCCTATCTGACCACTTAGTGTGGTGTAGTGGTAGGGTATCCATGTCCCGAATATAGCATGATGTCTTACGGCTGTGTCAACAAGTTTGTGTTCGGTGAGTTAACTTTACACGCCCATTTTTTTCTTCATCTTCTTTTTCTCTCGCCGCATAGCTTTCTTTTCTTGCTTCTCATCGTAGTGGTGTATCCGGTGGCAATTGGCACATAGCACCACGCATTTATCCACTTCCCGCATGATGCGCTCCCAGAAGTGCCCGCCGCGCACCAACTGGTGGAGGTGCACGTTGTCTTTGCTTTTTTCTACGTGGTGAAAGTCTAGTGTTGCTGGATGGTTCTGCCCACACCGCGTGCAATGCAGCGTTGCCTTGAACTCCGAAAAGCGTTTGGCAATCTTCTTTTTAGTTGAACCAATAGCTTTAATTATTTCTTTTTTGTTTTTCTCGTAGTATTTTTTCGAGTATAACTTTTGTTTTTGCTTCCTTATCTCGGGGTCTTTGTGTGGCATCTAAACACTTTCTCCAGTACAGTGAGTCGCTGTATCCCCACGGCTTAGTTGGGTCAAACATTTTAAAACCCGACGCTGCAAGATTGTTCGCCGAGGGGTGGTTGTCTCTTGTATCTGATATTAGCCATCTATAGTTGGCTTGTCTTGCTTTTTTAATTCTAACTGCAATTAGTTTTTTCTGTAGGCCAAGACCTCGGTATGTAGATAGCACTCCCGCACGACATAGGTATCCACAGTCGTACCATGTTTGCGACCGAACCAGTCCAGCAAAACCAATTGGTATTTTATCTGCGTACACAATCCACCACCAACCTTTGGTCACATCACACACTTGGTCTTGGGGCAGACACTTTTTCTGAAGATACGTGAGCGTCGTCACTACTTGGGTGTCGTTGGTATTAACGCGGCGTATTATTAGTTCCATAATGTGTAGTTGATAACACAATTTCGTGGCGTAATGATGAAGCTCTTGAAACTTTACACGTTCCTTTTTTTGGGTCTTAGTTTAAGAGGTTTACTATATACAGGGGGGGCATGAAAAAAAGCAATCCATGTACCCCCCCGTCAAGCCAAACAAAAGTCACCGCGCCCAAAAAACAAAAATAAAAATCACCGCGCCCAAGCCTTGAAATCAGGCGTATTTGACACTTTTGTAAAGTTAAGGCAATCTGAATTTGTCGATGCAATTCGCACCGATTCAGACGCAAGTCTGATGTTCTTTAACCTTGATAGGAGTTTTACCATGAGTGAACGCACTCCGACCGTTAAGCGGTCAATTGCCCCCGTAACTGTGACGGTAGAAATCACAGCCACCCGTATCAACGAGAACGGCACGCTCTCGGGAATTACGGCAAAGGTTGTGAAGCAACCAGTCAAGGGTAACGAGTTTAAAACCTCAGTACCCCCAATGGCAGGCGGAGCAATCTACCTGAAAGCGGAGAGTCTCGAAGGACTGCAAGTCCTGACAGGCGACGAGCCAAAGGTAGCAGTAAAGCGTAAGTTGTTCTAAGTAACCCCCCGACTGGTGACAGCAGTCGGGTTCTTTTTTAAAACCATGAGGAGTAATCCAATGAAGGTACGTAAAGAAGAGCCATATCGGTTCTGTGTAAAGTGGCGAGAGAATGATTCAATCTTCTTCCGCTGGTTCAAACGTGACAAACAGGCATGTCAATTCCAGCAAGAGTTAATTGATGATGGAATCCCAATGCAGGATGTCAAGATAGTGATGAAGTAAACCAAGGAGCGGAGGCGAAAGCCTCCCTCCCCATTACCCAACCCGTCGAAAGGCGGGTTTTTTTACGTCCAGACTTTACATTTCTTTATGTATTATATATAAACCATACGTCGGGGGGTGCAGGCACGGCACATTTGCGCTATAAGATGTAAAGTAATGGGGCATTACGGCCATAATCTATGGACAATCTAACCCATATGGCATGTTTAGATTGTTGTAAGGTATAACTTGACACCAGTAAGTGGTTGATTTCATTAGTGTTTAGCCATCTTGTAGTAGAGTTAATCTAAATAATCTAAATAATCTAACTGATTTACACATATACCCTTTCATCTAGGGGTCAGACTGTAAAGTTAAGGAGGCGGCGTACACATGCACACATTTTTAGACACAAACTTTACTAGATTATTTGCCTTTTTTAGATTATTGCCCCGTAAGTTGTTGATTCTTTTAGGTATTCCTAACAATCTAAGTTTTGTATTTGACTGATTCTTTTGGGTATGGTATTCGCGGTGATGGATTGTAGGCTGACCTTGTAAAATTACTTAACTCAGCCGACCCTCCGAAGTTAGCGGTCACTCACCCGCCGAGCCAAGCCCAGCCTGTGTTTGCGTTTTTCCGAGGTTCAGGCAATCTGGTCGAGTCCCTGCCACAAAGCAGTAAGACAATGTATGTAATGTAAACTTAATCAACTTCAGGAGTTAATATGCAAGCAACATTGAAGAAGTCCATCAAGCCAGTAACATTCACCATTACTGTGGTAGCCAAGAAGGTAAACGAGAATGGTACATTCTCATCCTTTGAAGTACAGAGCGTTAAGGGTAACGTAAAGAACAACACCTTCAAAGTAGTAGCCCCACCACAAGCAGGAGGTGCACTTTACATCAAGTGTGAGACATTGGAAGGTATGGAAGTATTGCAGGAAGGTACTACGACTAATGCACCAAAGCAGAAGTTGTTCTAAACCATACGGCAGAGGTAACCCCTCTGCCTTTTCTATCAACATGTTTATAGGAGATAACTCGATGAGAGTAGACATGACACAAACCACACGTTTTCTATCGCTTTACGATGCTGAGTTGGAGGAGGACACTTCCGATGAGCCAGTGCATGGGCAGTACTTGAGCCCTGAGGGTAGCATCTATTCATACACCAACTGGTTCTATGATGGTGATGAGTCAGCCTTTGGAGTGATGTAGCATGAGTAGCCCACAACTAGATGGGCTACCTCGTGTAGCCAATGCCAAGTGCAGACTTTACGTTGAGAGATGTGAACCCTTCAGAGGTAGCAACCTCTACGGCATCTATTCCTTGATGGATGCAGACCATGAAGTTTACACAGTGTTTTCCTATGGTGACCACTACCCTATGTTCATACATACCGAGGGGTTATGGTTCGAGAACGAGGATAGCTATAGCCGTACAACGTCTAAGCAGAAGAACCAAGCTAGACCGATGGGTGCTAACACTATCCTGCTATCGACAAGATGGATGCAACGTCTTGCTAACAACGGCTATCAGTCCATAGCCAAAGAACGTATCTTTAACGAGGAGGTATCAGCATGATTGTCAAAGTAGATTCATGGCTATATCGCCTCATCTTCAACCTGCCAGTATTCGTACCGCACTCTGTAGAGTATTGCAGGGTGGGTGATGACTACCTTGGCTATGTCCGTATCAACTGGCGTAAACCTAGGAGACTTTACTAATGGAAGACTACCACTTACCCATCTGTACCAACTGCTATGCCGTGAGGGTTGAACCCCAACGCCGTAACATGACACGACCCACATGCTTACGCTGTGGGGAGATAGTAGCAAAGCAACGTAAGTTTACAGTAGCCTGCAACAACAAGCAGGGGTATGAGCTTATCACTGACCCCAATCATCTCAAACAACTTAACCCAAAGAGGACAACATGAAACGATACATCTTATGGATGCTCTACGGACTAATCATGGGTGGCTTAGCCGCCTACTTGATGTCATGAAGCGTATCAAACCAATGGGGCTATCAGTCAATGACTCATGGCTTAAACGTATCACTCGATGGTTGCTGACTGCCGTACTGACTTTGCTCTTTTGCATCTTCATGGCAGTAGTAGTCATCGAATGGATGGCAGGATGTGGTGAAAGCTACATTGATGCCAACGGCAGGACACACCTACATGAGTGTGTATTTATCAACTTTCCCCCTAAGGAGAAACCATGAAGCGACTATTTGCAATACGTGATAGCCGTGGACAACTTGTCCGCAATGAGCAAAAGCAACCGATGTACTTTGCTGACAAGCAAGCGGCACGTAACCATCGTAGCAACATCACCCAAAAGACTGACGAGTACTTCATTACCTACGGCATTGACCATAAACTTTACAAAGGACAGTAAACCATGCGAGCTTCTCTACTTAAAGACACAATCAAATCTACATTCCCTATTCAGCGTACGCTCTGTATCGAGGGTAGCCCCGGTGGTGGTAAGACAACCATCGTACATCAAGTTGCAGAAGAACTTGACATCCCCGTTATTGAACGACACATGCCAACCATGCTTGTCGAGGACTTCGGTATCCTGTTTCCCAAAGAGGGCAATGGGCTAGAGTACAAGTTGCCCGACTGGTTTCCAGTTAAGGGTAAAGCACCCGACAAGGGTATCCTGTTGTTCGATGACCGCAACCAAGCAAGCAGTGACCTACAGAAAGTACTGGCAAACATCTGTCAAGCACGTACTTTACACGGCACACCGATGCCTGATGGGTGGCAGGTAATCTCCACTGGCAACCGCCAAGCAGACCGAGCAGGGGCTAACCGAGTACTGTCCCATCTGCGTAATCGTGAGACTGTAGTGGAACTAGAAACGCATCTCGATGACTGGACTACATGGGCACTTGACAACAACGTAAGGTCAGAGGTAGTGTCCTTCATTCGCTTTAGACCTGCATTGCTTCATGACTTTGATGCTCAGCGTGACCAAAATGCTACGCCTCGTTCATGGGTTGAGGGTGTAAGCGATGTGCTTGGTGTATGCCCTACTGATGCTGAGTTCGAGATGTTCAAGGGTGCAGTTGGTGAAGGTGCGGCGGCTGAGTTTGTAGGTTTCCTGCGTATCTTCCGTAAGCTACCTAACCCTGATGCAGTACTGATGAACCCGACTACTGCTGATGTACCCAATGACCCTGCCACCCTGTATGCCCTGAGTGGTGCACTTGCTGAACGTGCTACTGAAGGCAACTTCGAGAGAGTCTGTACCTATGCAGAGCGTATGCCTGCTGACTTCTCAGTGCTTACTGTGTCCTATGCCTCACGTAAGAAACCCGAACTGGCTAACACGCAAGCGTTTACGAAATGGGCAATGAAGCACTCAGACGTATTGTTCTAAACCTAACCAACAGAAGGAGTACCTACTATGAATCTGAACGACAGAGCACTACTTGTTCAGTTGTCCGTATCCCAATGGACAGCACGCAAGTACGACAAGAAGGCAACACAAGACGTTGCCAATACCTACGGCACATCAACCCAAGCAGGCAGATACAACAAGGCATTACTGCCTGCCAATGACCTGCTTGACCATGTGCATAAAAAGACTACCCACATTCGCACTAAGTTTTATGAGAACACATTGCCTTGGGGTATGGAGGGTACACAGATGCTACCCTCTGCCAACTACCTAGCCTTCATGACTGACTTCCGTAAGGAGAAGTCTGAGTGGCAGTACCTTGTAGACCAGTTCATTGCGAACTACGACCAGTTGCGACTGGATGCCAAGCGGTTACTCAACGGACTGTACAACGATGCAGACTACCCTGATGAGCAGGAGATAGCACGTAAGTTCAAGATTGACATGGCTATCTTCCCAGTGCCATCGACCGACTTCCGTGTGAGTATTGCCTCTGAGGAACTGACACGCATCCAAGAAGATGTTGAGCGTAGAGTGTCAGAAGCACAGACTGTAGCTATGAAGGAGGTATGGGATAGACTTTACGACCGAGTAAAGCATATGGCTGAGAAGTTAGCAGACCCCAAGGCTATCTTCCGTGACACCTTAGTGGATAACACCAAGGAATTGTGTGCCCTGTTACCCCGACTGAACTTCATGGATGACCCCAACCTTGAAGCCTTACGGCTAGAGGTAGAAGGTGGACTACTGAAACATCCTGAAGCATTACGTAACGACCCCGACCTACGCCGTGACACGGCAGTAGAAGCTAAGCAAATCATGGACAAGATGTCCGTATTCATGAAAGGAATTTGATATGACCTCAGTCGTACCTAACCACGCCAACAAAGAACCGATGTCACCTGCTGACGAGAAGCGTATTGACCGCTTACTTGCCAAGGCACGTACCGCATTGGTACTTGAACACCCCTTCATTGGCAACATTGCATTGAACCTACCCTTCGTACCTGACTACACATGCCGTACTGCATGGACGAATGGCAAGCGTATCGGCTACAACCCATACTTCATGGACTCATTCGGTGATGAGGAACGCAAGTTCGTAGTAGCCCATGAGTGTATGCACCCTATGCTTGACCACAACTTCAGACGTGGTGAACGTCAGCACAAGCGGTGGAACAAGGCAGGTGACTACGTTATCAACCAACTGCTGACAGACGAGAGCATCGGCAAGATGCCTACATTCGGACTGCTTAACCCACAACTGTACCAAGCAGGCAACCAAACGACTGATGGTATCTACAACTTGTTGCCTGATGAACCCGATGAAGGTGGTGGCGGTGATGGTACTGAAGCTATGGATGACTGCCAAGATGGTGGCAATACCCCTGCTGAGAAGGCACAACAACAAGCAGAGTGGAAGGTACGTGTAGCACAAGCGGCACAAGCCGCCAAGATGATGGGCAAGATGAGTGCAGGACTAGAGCGATTGGTCAATGATGTACTTGCACCTAAGGTAGATTGGCGTGATGTCCTACGTAAGTTTGTCGAGAAGTGCCGTACTGATGAACGCTCATGGGCTAGACCTAACCGCAGGTTCTTATCACAAGGACTGTACTTGCCTAGCATTAGTGGTGAATCACTCGGTGAGATAGCCATTGCAGTTGACTGCTCAGGTTCTATTGATGACCGCATACTGGCACAGTTTGCAGGGGAAATTAACGCTATCAAGGAAGACGGCAACCCTACAAAAATCCATGTGGTGTACTTTGATAGCGAGGTATCACACTACGAATCGTATGGTAGAGATGATACCCTTGACATCAAGGCACATGGTGGTGGAGGTACTGCCTTCAGCCCTGTGTTCAAGTACTTCGCAGAGCATGACATTGAACCAGTAGCCTGTGTGTTCTTGACCGACCTGTGCTGTGATGACTTCGGTGATATGCCTAGCTACCCTGTACTGTGGGTATCAACTGATGAAGGTGAAGCACCATTCGGTGAAGTGGTGGTGATGAAATGACGATAGTGAGTCCGTTTTATACCCAACTTAAGAAGGAGATACGTATGCAAGTAGCCCAAGAAGCTATCCAAACAATCCACGATTTAGTGGCATTGGTGGAACAGTTGCAACCTGATTCAGAGTACGCAGACTTGTATGGTATTGATGAAGTATTAGAACAAGCCAAGATAACAGTACAGAAACTAACCAAAGAGGGAGATTGATATGGCAACAGTAAGATTCTCAGATGAACTAAAAGACTTAATCATTAAGAACGCAGAAGCTATCTTCAAGAAACAACTTGATGATGCAATGGCTTCACACCCCAAAGATTGGGGTGACCGCATATATGAACGTGCTTTTGCACCATACATTCCAAGTATGAACGCACTACCCTCATGCTTCTTTACTACAGTGGGTAATATTACCCTCGGTAAGATTGGTGATATGAAGGTGGGTGTGTCGTGTACTCTTAACAACAGTCGTGCTTATCCTCATGCACTACCTACTACACCTGACTTCCCAGTAGTAAAGACGGGGTATAGCGATACTGACTTGACGCTCAAAGATATTCCTATGTTCGAGGACATCAAGGCAGAAGCTGTTGCCTACATGGAACGAGTACGTATAGTACGTGAGCGAAAGACTGTGTTCGTAGAGCAAGTCAAGAAGATTATCAATGCTCATGCAACCTTAGCACCTGCCCTCAAACTGTGGCAACCCTTATGGGACTTGATTCCTGAGGCATACAAGGAACGTCACCGCACGATAGTAGAACGTACAAAGAGCGACACGCAAGTGGATGTTGACTTGGGTTCTTTGACTGCGACAGTAGTAGCACACAAACTAACACGATAAGGAATAGATATGCGTACAGATAAACTTTCATACCAAGAAGTTGCTGAATGGTATAGCAGAGCCCGTAACCCTGAGAAGGGTAGACCAGTACAGTCATGGGCACGTATGCACAAGGTCGATGACAACTATGAACTACGATATGGTAGCTCTGTGGTGGGTGTGTTCTCACCGGACAATAAGTTTACGTTTAAGTTGACATCACAAGAAGCAAGACGTAACAGTATTACTCTGAGCCAAGCATTACAACGTGCTATCCCATTCATATGGGCACGTAAAGCTACTGGTAGGTATGTTATCAAGCCTACCCCACAGTATGCGGAATACAAGGCGGTTAACAATGAACCCTATGCGTGGCAGTACTTCAGTCAACAAGAAGGCTATGAACTATTCGATGGCTTACAGTTTGACCTCAACACCTATAAGCCTACCAATGCTAAGCCCCTACTAAAAGATACCGAGATAGACCAAGCGAACAAACTAGAATGGCTACGTCAGCTACGTAAGTTTAAGCAAGCGGTCAAGGTGCGTGCTCGTATGGGTGTACTAGAATCTTTGATACAACAAGTTGACAAAGAACGTACGGGTATATCCCGACATGATTGGGACATGCCTGACTGGAATACTGATGCGTGGCAAGGTATGCTATACACTTCTATAAAAAATAGTGAGTGCTCTACTGACCTACTAAAAGGTATCATCAAGTCTGTTAGTAGTGGCTACTATCATACACAGGTGTCTGTCAAAGAAGTGGTAGATGAAGTAGATAAGATATGTACTACGTATAGTCTTGACCTACGTAGGAAGTTCGGTGTATATAAAGAAACAACCTAAGGAGATGTGATGGCTGATACCCTCAAACGTGATGGTGCTTACTCTCATTTCATTGGTAGCGTAGCTACTGAAGATGATGGTGGGTGGAGTAAAGAAGTATGGGATGCTTCATGGGCTGAACAACAGAAGGACATTGACTCACTACATGCACGGGTCAAAGTGTTGGAAGAAGAATGTGCATGGCTTAACTCAGTAGGAAAAGACAAATGAAAAAATCTAAATCAACGAAGGTAGCAGAGTACTTCTTGGCAAACCCAAGTGCAGTACCTAAAGTTGTTGGTGCTAAGTTTAAGGTGGCTATGCCATCGGTGTATGCGATACGCAAGCGTGTGCTTAGTGGGTCTATGCTTGACCAAGCACATCCAGTTGTAGAACATAAACCATTCGTGCCAAGCAACAGGGCTGATGACTTACAGGTAGGCGGTGACCACTACAAGAACATGGGTGTGCAACCTTGGACAGCAATGGAAGCATGGATGACACCCGAACAGTTCGCAGGTTTCCTACGTGGTAACGCAATCAAATATCTTGCACGTTGTGATGCCAAGGGTGGGATTGATGACGTCAAGAAGGCACGTCACTACATCGACAAACTTGTTGAGGTGCGTGAAGATGACTGAGGTTATCTGGGGGGTATTCAAATGGGCAATGTTCTTACTCGGATGCTTTACTGCATTGGGTATAGTCGTTGCCCTCACTTTCATATGGGTGCAAGACCGTGAATAACTATGAGTTCTTTGATTACTCAACAATCATGTTGTGTATGGACAGACTTAATGCAGAAATCCACCAGTGCTTGTTATCACACGAGTATGCCGATGCTCGTGCTAAGTCACAGGAACTTTTATTTCAAACTCGGCTACTAAACCTGTGGATTGCACAGGAGATTGAGAAAACCAATGGACATCGTAACCATAGACTTTGAAACGTACTATGACAAAGACTTTAGTCTATCGAAGATGACCACTGAGGGTTACATCCGTGACCCAAGGTTTGAAGTCATCGGGGTAGGCATCAAGGTCAACAACTACCCGACCGACTGGTACTCAGGCAGTGACCCTGCCAAGTTCTTGAAGTCACTAGACTATAGCAACAAAGCAATCCTCTGCCACCATACTGCGTTCGATGGGGCTATCTTGTCATGGCACTTTGGTATCAAGCCTAAGCTATGGCTCGATACTTTATCAATGTCAAGACCGCTACATCAGATGACTGTGGGGGGTTCACTCAAGGCACTTGCTACTTACTATCAGTTGGGTGCTAAGGGGGAAGAAGTTATCCAAGCATTGGGCAAACGCAAAGCAGACTTCACACCTGACGAGATGGCTAGGTATGGTGAGTACTGCAAGAACGATGTGGAACTAACTTATAGTTTGTTCAAGAAACTGAGCAAGGGTTTTCCCACCAGTGAGTTGATGGTCATTGACCAAACGCTACGCATGTACACCGAGCCTAGCATTGAACTTGACAAGGAACTCTTACAGAAACATCTTGAGGAAGTCATCGAACGCAAGCAGTCTTTAATTGATGACCTTGGCTTGACTGGTATTAGTAAGGACACAGTTACCAAGACTTTGATGAGTAACCAAATCTTTGCGAAGTATCTTGAGAACTTGGGCATTGACCCACCCAAAAAGATAAGTGCGAGGACAGGCAAGGAAGCCTATGCTTTTTCAAAGTCTGACAAAGAATTCACAGACTTGTTGGAACATCCTGACCTGCGAGTTCAGAACGCGGTCTCGGCTAGGCTCGGCGTGAAGTCCACTCTAGAAGAAACTCGCACCCTCAATTTGATTGGTGTGTCCGAGCGAGGTCGCCTGCCAATCATGCTCAACTATTATGGTGCGCACACAGGCAGGTTTTCGGGGGGTGACAAGCTGAACTTGCAGAACTTACCCGCTCGTGGGAACAACACAATCCGACGGGCATTGAGAGCACCCAAAGGGCAAGTTCTTGTGGCATGTGATTCATCACAGATTGAGGCCCGCATGATTGCATGGGTCGCAGAACAACACGACTTACTAAGTGCGTTCGCAGAGAACCGAGATGTGTACTCTGAGTTTGCATCCGAAGTGTATGGTCGAGCCATCACCAAGCAAGATAAGGTAGAGCGATTCGTTGGTAAGACTTGTATCTTGGGACTAGGCTACGGCATGGGTGCTGAGAAGTTCAGACGAACACTAGAGATAGGGCAAGGTGGCATCAGTGTAAAGATTGAACTGTCCGAAGCAGAGCGTATCGTTCGTTTGTACCGACAGAAGAACCACAAGATTGTTGCCCTATGGCAGAAGTGTGGTCACGCACTGGGTGGTATCTTGGCAAGACAGACAGGCACAATCTCAAAGATGTTGCAGTATGACGAGCAAGGCATACGGCTGCCGAATGGTTTGTACATTCGATACCCTGCGCTGCGAGCGAATGGAAGCAACTATGAATACATCAGTGACGCACGAACATATCGTAAGGCAGTGACAGACCGAGTGCTTGTTGGTCAGGCTGATGACTTATCGTGGACAAAAATCTACGGGGGTAAAGCGACAGAGAACATCATCCAAGCGATGGCTCGCATTGTTATATCCGAACAGATGGCAACCATTGGGCAACACTACCACGTTGCCTTTCAAGTACATGATGAGATTATCATCACCGCCCCGGCATCACATGCAACTGACGCACAGAAACATCTTGTGGATGTAATGTCCACTGCGCCTAGCTGGTGTGCCGATTTACCAGTAGCTTGTGAATCAAACTACGCAGAAAACTATGGAGATACATGATGACTGTAACAAACTTGACTAATGTAGTAGGGAATAGACGCAAAGAGGAAGTTGTTGCCATGTTGCAATCAGCACTGGCCCGAGTCGATGAGGGGGGTGCAAGCGATGTGCTTGTCTTGCTTAAGGCTGACGATAGATACCTGCGCTACTCCACTAAGCTAGAGACTGTGACCGAAGTGATTGCCCAGTTGGAAATATTGAAGTACGACATCTTGCGCCGTATGCACGAGTGATGTACACTGGACTTTCAATTTAACAGAGAACCCCAAGGACACCCCGAGGGGCTACAAACTATGCGCCTAAGCCACTCCTACTCATCCATTAAGTTGTATGAGAACTGTCCGTACCGCTACTTCCGTCAGCGTGTTGTCAAAGATATTGTTGACACAGGTGGTGAGGCTAGTAAATATGGAGAACGAATCCATGAGTACCTTGAACATCGGCTCAAGGAGAATAGCCTATTGCCCCAAGAGATAGCACACTACGAACCACTGTGTTCGTCAGTCGAACGCATCTCCAAAGGGGGTGAACTGCACATCGAGAAGGAACTTGTGCTGAACGAGAACCTTACACCAACAGGTTGGTGGGATGCTGACGCATGGCTACGTTCTAAACTTGACATCCTTGTAATCAATAGCAACATGGCTAACGTCATGGATTGGAAAACAGGCAAGCGTAAGACCGACCAGTTTCAGATGGAACTGTTCGCCGCCCAAGTGTTCAAGCACTACCCCGAAGTGACAATGGTAAAGACTTCACTGGTGTGGCTCAAGACGTTTGAGATTGACACTGAGACCTATCTGCGTGGGGATGTCAACGCTATATGGGCTGAGGTGATGAAGCGTATACAACGTATTCACACAAGCCTTGAGCATGACAACTGGCCTGCCAAGCCATCAGGTTTATGTAGATTCTGCCCCGCCCGACACGACTGTGATTCGGCTAGGGTTTAACCTAATAAAATAAAACTTGACAGAGACGTAAAGAAGAATACAATGAGTGCTATGACACCCGAAGGCAAGGTAAAACGTAAGGTTGTTGAGGTCTTAAAGAAGCATGATGTGTGGTACTTTTTCCCTGCTAACAATGGGTTTGGGAAGTCAGGCATACCCGACATCATTGCCATAGTTGATGGACATTTTATTGGGGTGGAAGTGAAGTCAGCAACAGGTAAGCCAACAGAGTTGCAGAAGATTTGTGGTAAGCAGATAGAAAAAGCAGGGGGTACGTGGATGGTTGTATCAGATGCCGTAACCCTCGAAGTATTAGAAGCAGTGATAGAAAACCGAAAAGATAGGTGACAACATGGTAGTAGTGGAACAGGCAAGGACACTTGCACTGAAATTAAATAACCCCAATCGGGTGCTTGATAGCATACCGACTGCGAAGCACGTAGAGTTACGTGGTGTACCGCTTGTGTTAACACCACACAAGTTGGATGAGGTTAAAGTTCTGCGTAATCTCGGCATCAATGCACCATCACCCATCTTGCATTATTACAACTGGCCCGGACAGTACACACCGTATGACCATCAGAAAGATACTGCTGCGTTCTTGACGCTCAACCAACGCGGGTTAGTGCTGAATGAAATCGGCACTGGTAAAACCCAGTCTGCATTATGGGCGGCTGACTATCTCATCAAGACTAAGCATGTAAAGAAGGTGCTAATTCTTTCTCCACTGTCCACACTGGAACGTGTATGGGGTGATGCACTCTTTACTGGTTTCCCCCACCATAAGTTTGTAGTGCTACATGGTACTGCTGAGAAGCGTATGAAGTTGTTGTCGAAAGACGTGCAGTTCTACGTCATCAATCATGATGGGTTCAACATCATTGCCGAAGAAGCCAAGGGTATGTTCGACTTAGTGATTGTCGATGAGGCGGCAGTGCTACGTAATCCATCGACACAACGATTCAAAATATTCCGTAGATGGCTGGACGCAAACCCGTCAGCACGTTTGTGGTTGATGACTGGCACACCTACACCTAACGACCCGACAGATGCTTGGGCATTGGCTAAGTTGGTAAGCAGTCCCCATTGCACTAAAACCTTTACGGCTTTCCGTGAACAGGTGATGATGAAGATTGGTCAGTGGAAGTTTGTGCCACGACCTGAGAGCGTTGATATTGTGAAGCACATACTGCAACCTGCGGTACGTTATACAAGAGATGAGTGTTTCGATTTGCCTGACACCGTGATACAGACACGGCAGGTAGAGTTAACTGCGGAACAGAAGAAGCATTACTCACAGATGCTTAAGCATTTTGTGACAGAGATGACTGCCGATGGAACTATCACGGCAGTGAACGAAGCAGTCAAGATTCAGAAGTTAGTTCAGATAGCCTGTGGTGTAGCCTATGGTGATGATGGACAGAACATTGAATTGGATTGCGCTCCCCGTGTGAACTTAGTAAAGGAGGTCATTGAGGAAGCGGGGGAGAAGGTGATTGTGTTTGTACCGTTGACGGGTACTCTACATATGTTGGAGAAAGAACTGTCGAAACATTGGTCGGTTGGTGTTGTGAATGGTGCGGTATCCGCATCGAAGCGTAACCAAATCTTCCATGATTTTCAACATGCCAAACATCCACATGTGTTGGTTGCCCATCCTGCGACGATGGCACACGGCTTAACGCTCACGAGTGCGTCAACAATCATCTGGTATGGCCCGATAACTAGCAACGAACAATATGTTCAGGCAAACGGGCGCATTGAGCGTATCGGCAAGAAGCATGTATCGAACGTCATCCACATCGAGGCGACAGACCTTGAGTACAAGATGTATGAACGACTAAAGAATAAGCAGAAACTGCAAGGCTTGCTTCTTGATTTAATTCAACAACAGACTAATAGGTGACACTATGACTGTACAAGTAGATGATGTAGTAGCGACCTACATGAAGTTGAGGTCGCAGAAGGAATCTATGGAGGCTGAGGTGAAGGACAGAGTGTCCACCATCAAAGCCAAGATGGAGAAGTTAGAAGCATGGATTAAAGAACAAGCTGACGTGCAAGGTGTGACATCGTTCAAGACCAAGCATGGCACTGCGTTCCTTACTACCACTGACTATGCCAACGTAGCTGATTGGGATGCCGTACTGGATTTCATACGGACACAAGAAGCATTTGACATGTTAGAAAAACGCATCAGTAAGATTGCCGTCCGTGGATATATTGAGGCAAACAAAGCCGTACCCCCCGGAGTTAACTATGGTACGAAACTAGAAATCAATATCCGCAAACCCGCCACTCGTGTTGAAAATTAACCCGCTCACTAAAGGAGAATATCTATGAGCAACGCACTTACCCTTGCCAACGTGCAAGTCCCCGCCCACCTCGCACAACGTGTTGGTGTTCCATCTATCCTAGCCCAGTCATTGGCAGGTGGTATTGGTAGTGGTGAAACCACTGCACGTATCTCTATCAAAGGCTCTCGCTTCCGTATTGCTGAAGGCGGTACTGAGACTGTGCTTGATACAACAAACCTTGATGTGGTTGTTGTTGGTGCTAACCCACGCCTATCTAAGACTTGGTATGCCAAGGCGTGGACACCTGAGAGCGAACCATCTAGCCCTGACTGTTTCTCTTTGGACGGTGTTAGCCCTGATACCCAAGCCACTGAACCACAGAATGACCTGTGTGCATCTTGCCCACAAAACGCATGGGGTAGCAAAGTGACTCCGCAAGGCAAGCAAATCAAAGCCTGCTCTGACCAAAAGCGTTTAGCAGTTGTGTCTGCCGATGACCCAACAGGCCCAATCTACCTGTTGCAAGTTACCCCTGCCGCACTGCAAGGCTTAGGCAAGTATCAGAAAGAGTTATCTCTGCGTGGTATCCCTGCTGAGATTGTCCGTACTCGTGTGTCGTTTGACACCGATGCCTCGTTCCCCAAATTGAAGTTTGACTTTGGTGGTTTCTTAGATGCTGACACACAACAACAAGTTGATGCTTTGTTTGGCACTGAGGAAGTACGTCAGATTACTGGTGAGTTGCGCACCTCTGCTATCCCAGCAGTGCCAAAGATTGCCTCACCACAACAAGTTGCACCGAAGCCTGCACCCGTAGCGGCTCAACCTCAACCTGCTCCTACCCCCGTGGCAGAAGAACCTGCCGCTCCGAAGCGTGGTTTTGGTGCATCTAAAAAGGTAGCTACCCCTGCTCCTGCACCGCAGGCTAAGGCTACTGCGTCTGCTCCATCTGCCGCATCATTGGCTGATGAGATTGCCGCTCTTGTAGGTGAGGTGAACGCAGATGACGCCTAATCCGCTCGACTTTGTAAAGGTCGAAGCGTTACGGAAGCACATGATGTTGACAAACAATGACATGGCTTCCCTGTTTGGTGTCAGTCGTATGACGTATTATGGTTGGGTGCGGGGGAAAATTATCCGCAAAGCCAACGATGGCACAGTCAGGACTGTCCTCAAGCAGTTGCTCTCCATCATGGTAGATGACAAATGGCCTACACCTGATGTCATTGCTATGGAACAGAAGCAACGGAAAGAACGCCTAGACGAATTGATGAAGCGTTTTAATTGAGGTACGGGGGGCTAACCACCCCCCACTAACGGGGAAATAAATGGACACGCTGAGATTCTTTCAGCGAGTACTACCAAGTGAAGGCTTGTATTGCATAGCTAGTTTTGAGGGAGACAATCCTGCACCAAGACATGGCTACTTTGATTCGGTAGAAAAACTCGCACAAGTTGCACTCGCCCTAAACAGCAGGGGGCAAAACACATACTACGGCATCTCCACATTCACGGAGAAACGTAGGAAGCAGGAGTTCGTTGAGCGCACGAAGGTGCTTGCTATTGACGTTGACTGTGGTATTGGTAAGAACGGAAAGCCAAAGCCGTTTATTGATGCAAGCGAAGGGGCTAAGGCTCTGATTGCTTTCGTCAAAGATGTTGGGCTACCCATGCCGATGATTGTGTCGTCGGGTAACGGGCTACATGTTTACTGGATTCTTGATGCGGCGGTTGCGCCTGCGCAGTGGAAGCCATTGGCAAGTGCTTTGAAAGCGGCTTGCTTAGAGAAAGGGTTCACACCTGACATTGGTGTGACTGGGGATAGCGCACGTATTCTTAGACCGATTGGGTGTGTGAATCCCAAAGGCGGTAAGACTGCGGTGTTGTTGCGTGATGCACCTGATATAACCTACAACCAGTTGTGGGCAGTACTCGAACCGTTTACTCATGGCTCATCCTATGAGCTACCCGCACAACCAACACGTAACAATACGTTGTTGGATAACTTAGCAGTCAAGCATGAGTATCAGCCTGCTAACGCAGAGCGAGTAGTCTCAGGATGCCAACAGATTAAATGGGGTGTGGAGAATCAGAACAGTGTCACTGAACCCTTTTGGTGGAAGATGATGGGCATTGCCGCCTACTGCCAAGAACCAATAGCCACTGCGATTGCATGGAGTAAAGACTACGAACACTTTAATGAGAGTGAAGTAACTACCAAGATTGAGAACTGGAAGAACGGCGCAACAGGCCCAACACTGTGCGAGAAGTTTATGCTTGAGCGACCTGACGGTTGTAAGGGTTGTAAGTTCAAGGACAAGATTGGTAGCCCTGCAAGACTGGGTACACAACTAGCTGAAGTCAAATCAGTGGCGGCTATGGTTGACCCACTTGCCGCAGTTGTGCCAGTACCCAAACCATTTAAGCGTACCACTGATGGTATGAAGATGGTGATTGATGAGACAGACATTGACGTATGCAAGTTCGACCTGTATCCAGTTGGATACGGCAAGGATGAAGGACTTGGATACGAGGTTGTTCGTTTCATGTGGAATCGTCCACACGTTGGATGGACTGAGTTGGTAATGCGCCAAGCTAATTTGGCACAGGGTAGTCGTGACTTCTCTACCACAATCGCAGACCAAGGCATCCTTCTTTTTAACAAGTCACAAACGGAAAACTTCCAAATGCTTCTACGTTCATATATGGAGGAGTTAAAGCAACGGCGAGGACTGACAAACTTGTATGCGTCAATGGGTTGGAAATCAAACTACAACGAGTTTGTCATTGGCAGTTCGCTTATCCGCCGGGACTCCAACGGCACAATCACAACCGAGCAAGTCAACCTAGCCCAAGGTGTAGGCAAAATCTCTGAGGATATGTATGGGGTTAAAGGCGACCTCCAAGAGTGGGTTAACTTCACTCGCATCCTTGACTCTGCTGATTTAAAACTACACAAGTTTTTGATTGGCTTCTCGTTTGCAACACCACTGCTCAAGGTCAGTGGCTTGAAAGGTTTGATTCTTTCCCTGTACGGCAAGACTGGTGGCGGTAAGACGCTTGGTCAGTACATGATGCAATCAGTGTGGGGCAACCCTGACCGACTCCACTTCGGTGGTAAGTTCACACAGAACAGTTTGTTCTCACGTCTTTCATTGCACGGCAACCTACCCATGACGGTAGACGAACTGACAATGCTTGACCGTGAAGAAGCAGGCGACCTTATCTATTGGACATCACAAGGTAGGGATAAGGCACGATTGAACCGCAGTGCAGAAGAACGAGCAACCAAAGAGTGGGCAACCACTATGACTGTATCAACCAACGAGTCACTGCACAGTATGTTGTACGCAGGTGGTCACGCTACGGACGCCAAGCTCGCTCGACTGCTTGAGTTCAATGTTGCACCACACCCATTGTTTACCAAGGGTAGTCAGGTAGGTCGGCAGATACATGCTTTCCTAATGAACAACTACGGCACAGTGGGACAGGAGTTTGTCAGACACCTAATGCCATTGGGTATAGATGGATTGAAGGCAATGCTTGACCACGCTATCAATGAGTTCCCCAAGAAGTATGGTGTTAGCTTTAGTGGTGACGAACGCTTTTGGGAGATTGGTGTTGTGCTTGCAGACTTGGGCAACCAGTTGGCTAAAGAGTATGGACTTATCCAGTATGACTACGAGGACGCAACTCAATGGGCACTGGGTGAACTGAAGTCTATGAAAGTATCTGCGGCAACCAATCGTATGGATGCCTTCGATGCGCTGGGCGAGTTCATCAACGAGAACATGGATGCAACTTTGACTGTGATGCACACCCCCGGACAGAAGCCAATGCGGGACAACAACCGTCCGTATATTGCAGACATCCTTGTGCGTTATGACTTGTATCGCAGAACCTACGATGGTAAGTTTGAAAGCGGCACAGTGCTTGTTGAAAGAACCAAGTTACGCAAGTGGCTTAGCACCCGTGGCTATGACTACAAAGCGTTTGTCCAAGAGTTTGAAACAGAGGGCATCATTGCCACACCGAAATCACAGAAAGCATACTTCGGTAAAGATGTTGGCATTAAGATTCCACAATGCTACGTAATCGGCATCAACCTCAATCACCCACGCTTGTTGGGAATCTTGGATGACGCTGACCAAGCAGTAACAGACTTAACCTACGGTCAACTCAAAGCGGTTTAGTCGGGGATTCCCGAAAGGGTTTCCTCGTCTACGCCGTAGATGCGTAGCAGTTCTTTAGCTTCTGCCCTACCACCTTTCGATGATGACTTGAGGCTACGCAATGCGAGTGGCTTCTTGGCTTCACGGAAGGCTTGGTTCAAGCCCTTATCAAAGTTGCGAATCTCCAAGCGTGTACCCTTGGTAGTTTCGTTCCAGTTCTTGATGTATTCCTTCACATCCTTCTCACCTTCAACATCGCCCGACAACCTAGCGGCAACTGCCTGACGGGTAGCTTCAGTCTTAATCATGGACATGTATGCTTGTTCTTGTGAGTCAGCCATGAGCCAATCCATCTGAGCCTGAGCACGAGCAGGATACCAACCAAGTGCCTTACCAAGTATCTCCCAAGTAGTTGCGTTCTGCGCTACAACATATCCCTTGGTGTCAAGAATCGCACCAGTGTCGTAGAACTTAAACGCAGTACCCAAGTTCTTAATGGCAGTCGCAGGACTGTCGGTCAGCAAAGCACTTAGACTCTTACGACCAGCCGCTACTGAAGGCAGTGTGTTGAATGTGTATTCAAATGTTCCCGCCAAGAAAGATGTTGGTGCACCCGCAATGTTTACTATCTCACGGATAATTTCTTGCTTCGTAGCCGATGGTTTAAGTAGACCAGTTCCGGGGATTATGTCGCCAAGACCTAAGCGGTTAGAGAACGACAGACCAGTGAAATGGTCAAGCAAACCACGCATGATGATTGGGTTAATCTCTGCTGCCAACTCATCCCCGAATACGTTGCGGGTTAGACGGGCAAACTCTTTTTCGACTGAGCCAACCTTCAAGCCAAGGCGCTGTGCAAGACCATCAACAATGTCCAAGATGTCGTCAGAACCCGGTATACCACGTACACCGGATAGGAGTAGCAACGAGCCAAGCATGATGATGCGACCTTCATAGTTCATGTTCTTCAACAACTGAACCATCATGATTGGGTACTGCTTGTACATATAGATGAACGACTGCAAACCACCACGGAAGAAAGCAGGGCGGTTGTACTGAGCGTAATCACCTTGGGTTGCATCAACGGCACGAGATGCTACTGCACGAGCGGCAACGTCAGCCTGAGTTTGATTAACCCCAGAAGCAATCTGTCGGTCGTACTCACCACGATATGCTGCTAGGAGAGTGACACGGCGGTTGAACTGCTCGGAATAGCTGAATGGGAACATCCACACCTGAATAAATTTCTGTGCGGTTGGGTTGCCAGTAATCTTACGACCACGGCTAGTACCAGTTAAAGCGTTGAACTGTGCCGCATCAAGACGTTGTTCCTCAGTCATGGTATAGAGGAAGTTAAGTTCGGCAAACGTCAAGCCGTCTTTGTTTCGCTCAGCACCACTGTCTTGGAGTTCTTTAATCTGTTGGTCGATGTACTCTAGCTTAGCGTAGCGGAAGCTACCTGCTTTACGACCATAGTCCATCAATAGGGTAGCCGCACGAGCCGCACCTAGACCAACACCAAAGCCATTCTTTGGATTGAACGAAGCACGGTAAGCCCACGAGTTGGTCGGTAATGAAAGCATCTGCGTCACACCAGTAGCAATCGAGCCACCTAGTTGAGCAAGTGCCGCCCATGTACGGATGCCAACAGACCACTCATTGTTTGTCCAAATGTCGTCAGCATGAACGATGTCACCCGTGGATTCTTTCCAGTCGAGCAATGACTTGGCACGTTCTTTATACCAGTTGCCACGCTCTACACGTTTGCCATCAATAATCTCAACGGCGTTGTCGTTGTAAAACTTCTCTTGGAAATACTCACGGGCTGCAATCTCTTTAGCCTGACCAGTTGCGTTCTCCCATGTAACCCGCAGTTCTTCCAAGCGGGTAGGGTCACCTTGCCAGTTGTATGGGTTCTCTAGGACTTCATCGTACTGGTGACGGAACTCTTTGTTGGCTGCAACGTAGGCTTGCTGCTCGAGATAGGCAGACGCACTTCTGACAACATCTTTATCCCAGCCCGGTACGCCCGAACGCTTGAGGTTTGCACGAGCACGGGTGTTCTGTGCCTGTGTTTTCTTTACAAGAATCGAACGAGTCTCAGGCGTTAACTGGATACCAAGGCGGGACAAGGAATAGATAACTTCATCGTAGTGCAGGATGTCTACAAGGGCAGGGGTTTGCTCTGCCACGGACACAATCGCACGTAGTTTGACAGTCTGAATATTGTTATCAGCGTCACGCATATCGTGGTCGCCAGTAAAGATGTCATCAAGTTCTGCCTGTAAATCCATTGCATCAGTTTGAGATGAGGCTTTGCCGTAAAACAATGAGTCTTGCTGACCTGCTCTTAACTTGATAGGAACATCTTGTCCGTTGACTTCTTTGTATGCTTGCAAACGAATCTGCCAGTCACCCTCACGGATGAGGGGAACATACGAGCCAGCGATGGTTCGCTTGGCGTAGAACTGGTCATCGTTAATGGTCGCAGTAAACATCGCACGTTCTTCAATGCGGCGAATCAAAGACCAAATGGAACTGTCGTTCACGTTGTCAAGGTCGGGGTCAACTTTGTTACGCAACTTCTTGCGCATACCACGCACAATCGTATCGACCTGCTCAGGGGTATACCCTTTAATCATTGTCTTCAGGTCACCTAAAGCAAGGTCTTTGTAGAATGAACCACCGAACTTATAGTTCAGCCAATCGTTAGCATCTTCCAGACTATCGTCACTGGTAACAAAGCGGTTGTTTTTGTAGCCGGAATCTTTAAGGCGCATCTCGTCATACTGCTCAGTCACCGCTTCGATGAACTGAGTTTCTTGTGCAGTCAACGACTGGTTAAATGCAGAGCCAACGCCAGCAGTAATTGCGCTTTGTTGTTCGTGGATTGCACCAAGATACTTGCCGATTAGTACATCGGTAGAGGACTTAGAGATAGCGTCATGGAACTGTAAGTACACTTGGTACTCAATGCTATTACCTGTATAGCTGATTGTGCCGTCATCGTTTTCAATTAGTTCACCATCAACATCTTTGAACCACTCAGGAGTATCGTTCATACGAGGGGCTTCGTATGTTTTCTCAGCCAACTTCTTGGTGTATGTTTGCTTAGTATTCTTAATGTTGCGGTCGTACTTGGTTGTGACTTTTGCAATCCGTAGTTGATACTCTAGCTTGGCTTCTTCGTTTTCTGCTTGAGCCAACTTATCATTGAGACGTTTGAGTTCACGCTCTTTACCAGCTTCCATCATGGCAATGTCTTGGTCACGCTCTGCCTCTAACTGAGCTAAATACTCAGGAGTCATTGGGCGTTCTTCAGTACCTTGTGCTACTTTGAAACGGCTACGGAATTCAGCGGGGGTTACACGCCCTAACTCTTTAAGGGCTTCAAATGCTTCGGGATTCAGCTTAGGTATTGGCTCAAGGTTCTTAGGGTCATAGAACACAATATTGTCCATAGCCGCAAGGCGAGTATCCGACACTTGGTTCATCTTCAACAGCGTAGCGTACGCCATCAATTCACCAGCACGAACGCTTTGCTCAGGAGTCAGACCCTCACCAAAGCCAAGGAACTTAGCCTCGTGTGCAATCTTAGTCATCTCA